ACACACGCGTCACGGGCGGGCCGGCACGTTAACCAAGAAAGGAACCTCGAGAGAGTCGTGTCGGCGTGCTCGTCACTCTTCAACTTCGGGCTGGAGAAGCGGGCGGTGGGTCGGAAGGGGCGAGACCTTAATTGGTCGGCGGGTCGACTCGAAGAGGATGAGGGGGGTGTCATCATCGACGCCAACCTCGAGGCGCTTGATGGTCCGCTCGAGCTCGAGCACTCGTTTCTTCAAGGCATTGTTGCGCCGGCTCAACTCGGTCAGCGCTTCACCGATCACGTTCTGATTCGCCGCGAGGGTATCATAGGTCTCGGCGAGCTGACCCCGGGTCGCGTCGAAGCGTTCGGCGGTGCGGTCGGCGTCGGCACCTTGCATCGACTGGAGTGACCCGAAGACGCCGGTGATTACCGCAGTGATCAAGGCGGCCCGATGGCTTGTGCTCAACGGCCGGACCGGCTCAGCGATAGTGTCCTCAGAGTTCATAATCGGCATGCGCTATCCCCTCGGCGGCGGCAGGAAGTAGCGGCCAACCATCTCCCAGAGACCGACAGCGGCGGCGCCGAGCACGAACCCGTGGGTGATGGCTGTGACCGGCGGCCGACCCGCGGCGAAGACCGTGCCAATGCTAAACAAAATCCCAAGTGCCGGCGCGATCCATGGGGTGTACTCGGCCGGCACATTCCGAAACGCTTTGAGCCGGCGGGCACCGAAGACTAAGAGCATAAGGAAGAGGCCAGTGGCTACCCCATACTTCTTCTTTCGGAAGGCGTTGACCATCAAGGTCGCGAGGTCGAAAGCCTCGGCGGGCGAGCTGATCTCGGTCCGACCTTCGGGGGGAATGGGCGGGTCAGCCGATGCCGAGACCGGCATGAGAAAGAGGGCGATGATGATGGATCGGAAGATCATTATAAACCTCTCGTCAACAAAGGGATTGAACTACTGAAAAAATATTTATATATTATATCACAAGATGGTTGACAACCCTTGGCAAAACTGAACGGCGCATCAATGGGATTCTTCGATTACTTCAAGCGGAAACCACGGATCGCGCCTTACATACCGGCCGAGCATCCGAACTATCGGGTGAGGGGTAATCGAGGCACCGTACTATCGGGCGGCCGGATCTCCGGGATCGAGCTCAACCCCGAGGTCATCGGGGTCAACTGGATCACTGAATGCCAATCGATGCTTCGGACTGATCCGATGGTCGCCGTCAGCTGGCGGCTCATCAAGCAGACCCTGCTCTCGGCCGATTGGGAATGGATACCAGGCGACGAGGCCGACCCGGTCTCTCGGGAACTCGCCGACTATGCCAACCAAGCATTCGGCTTCGCTGGCTATCCCGGCGAGATGTCGGTGAGCTGGGAGGCTCAGCTTGATTACCTGCTCGAGTATATCCCATATGGATATAGATATGCCGAAGAGCTCTACAGATACGGACACGGCGAAGACGGCGGCCGGGTCTGGCTCGAGCGGTACGCCGACCGAATCCCGGCGGCTCATCTCAAGTGGCTGTCGAGAGATGGGCAGACCCTTGACGGCGTTCAACAACGGCTGACCGGCACCGCCGAGCCACCGGACCCTATCCCGGCGAACAAGCTTCTCCTCCTCACCCATGGCCGCGAGGGCGCCAACTTCGAAGGGTGCGGCCTACTCCGGCCAGCCTATTGGCACTACCGATCCAAGCAGCGGATCTCGAATCTACTTCAGATCGGGGTCGAGCGTTGGGCGGTGCCGACCCCAGTGGTCAAGGTGAATCGCGAGGCAGCTGAAGCGGGCGGGTACAACCAAGAACAGGTCGAAGCGTTGATCGACCAAGCCGAATCTCAAGCCGTTGCCTACGTCTCGGCCGAGTCATCCTACTTGGTCGAACCAAGTGCGGTCGTCTCCTTCGAGAGCTATGGAGCCTCGGGCGAGTTGAACGTCGGAGGGGTCGAGGCGGCTATCGCCATGTGTGACACCCAGATCGCGACGTCGATGATGACTCAGATGATCAACCTCGGAGTCACCGACACCGGGTCGAGGTCGGTCGGCGAGGTTCACGCCAACCTCTTCAGAAGGTCATGTGTCAACCTATTGGACACCGTCAGCAACGCGGTCAGCGGACCCGACCGGGCCGGAGGGGGCACCATCGGCCGGCTCGCCCGGTTCAACTTCGGCGCTCACATCCGGCCGGCCCAATTGCCTCGGCTGGTTCACACCGGGCTCGACTCGGATCAGCTGGCGGAGTCTCTCATCAACCTGCCGGCGCTGGTTACCGGCGGACTACTGACACCCGACGACGAGCTCGAGTCCGCGATCCGACAGCGGATCGGGGTGACCTCCGAGCTGACCGAAGAGAATCAGCGGAGTGCACTCGAGCGGACCTCGGCGGGCATGGGTGCCGGCGCGGCGCCGACCGCACTCGCCGAGCAGTACATCAGACTACGAAGGGGGTTGAAGCATGCCTCTACCAAATGAACACAGCGCCCGACAGCTGCCGCCCAACCAGTTCGACAAAGTCACCTTGAAGCGGCGGACCGGCGACGGTGGGATCGTCATGATCGTCGGTCGATTGGCATCAACTAAGAAGTACGCGGTCCAGACCGTTCGATGCGACTCGACCCGGTTATCGGTCGGCGACTTTCGGCAGTGGCTAGTCGGTCACAACTATCGGACCGATCAGATCGTCGCCGCCAAGAAGCTGTCGGAGATGAAGGCGGTCGCATACTCCGAAGTGGTCACCGGCGACCGCGACGTCGAGGTCAGCGTCGACGATGACTTGACGGCCGGCAAGCCCTTCAAGACATTGGCTTGCGGCCCGATCTCATCGAGGATGACCGGCGAGGAGATCGGGGTCATCACTCCGGATCTCATCAAGGAGTTGGTCAGGGTCTACCATGCCCGACGAGACCTCGACCCGGTCATCATTGACTGGTGCCATCAATCGAGCGATGACCAGGCGCCTATTGAAAATACTATCTCACTCGGTCAGATCGTTGACATGTATATCGAGGCCGACTGCCTTTGGTGCGTGCCGGCCTATTCTGATCGGGGCCAAAAGTTGGTCAACGAGTCGTCACCACTCTGGTCTAGTCCGGAGTTCCTTCAAGGCGACGTCTATGATCGACGAGATGGATCTCGGGTCGGCAACGGTCAGATCCTCGCCATCTCATTGACACCGAGACCGCAGCAAACGGTCGACAAACTAACCAAGATCACACTAAGTGAGGGACCCATGGAAAATGAGAACATGGCGGCCGGGGCGAGCGATGCCTCGGAGGTCGAAGCGATCCGAGCCGAGAAGGAAGCCTTGGAGGCTGAGGTCGAGCGACTCCGATCTGAGCTCGAGTCGATGAAGGCTTCGGCGATGGCCGAGGGCGAGACCGCCGAAGAAGACGAGAAGGATGAGGACAAAGTCGAAGCGGCCGAAGAGGTCGTCGAGGAAGATGAGGAGAAGGAAGAGGTGAAGCTTCGCGAGCGCCTCCTACTCTCCGAGCAACAAGGGCAGATCAAGCGACTCAGTGATGAGCTCGCGAGCATCCGCCGAGACCAGAAGGCGGAGCGCCGGCAGGCGAAGATCCGACAGCTCTGTGAGCTCGGCAAGATCTCACCCGCCGAGGTTGGGTCGGCCGAGCGCCTATACAATCTCGACCGGAAGTTATTCGCCGAGATGTTTGAAACTCGGCAGGCGAACAGCGCCGTCAACCTCTCCGAGTTCGGCCATGGGTACGGGGCTCCCGAGCAGCCGACCCGGGCCTCGGTGGATAAGAGTGTCAAGAAGTTGGCTGAAGATAGGTCGGTTGACTACGCGACCGCGCTGAAGCTGTACCGAGAGAATCATGCCGATGAGTACCTACAGGCGATGAAGGGAGGTCGGTAAGATGGCCGGTCAAAATGATCATCGGGTCGAGCGGACCCGTCTATGTAATGGCACCGTCGGCGAGTTCAAAGTCGTTAAGGGTGCGGCCGATGGCAAGATCGAGCAGGCGACCGCGGCGACCGAGCAGTCGGTTTGCGGGGTTGCTCAGGTCTCAGGTGTCGCCGCCGATAACATCCGGACGGTGATCTTCGGGATGACCACGGCCATCGCCGGCGCCGCCTTGGATTCAACCAACGCCGCCGACTACAATCTCATGGTCGACGCCCAAGGGCGCCTGATCACTTGGGCCGCCGGTGCTGGCACCGAGTATTGTGTCGCTCAATGGGTGCCGAGTGCGGCCCAACCAACCGCCGCGGCCGACGACCAGATCTCGGTCATGTTCACCGGCACCATCGGCCATCGGGCTTAAGGAGTAGATCATGCCAGGTTATTCATCATTTCATCCAGTCGACGAGATTCTGTCGTCACTGGCCCTTTCGGCTGTGCCGAGCGACAATCAGTTGATCGCTGATCAGGTACTCGAGCCGATCAGCATTCCCGAGCGAAGCTTCACCCTCCTCATCGAGAACACCCGCAACTTCATGGGCGATGCATCGAAGGGTGCGCTTCGGGCACCGGGCACACCTCGCGAGCAGATCGCCAGCTTCGCCCGAACCAACACGACCGGCAAGGCGAACATCTATGGCCTCGAGGATTCCATTCCAATGGAGGACATCCGAGATAGCCAGTTCCCCGGATCTGAGGAAGAGCGACTCGCCCGAAAGGTGGGCAGGGCTCTGAAGATCAAGAAAGAGAAACGGGTCGGTGACCTCCTCTTCTCGGCCGGTACCGGCTGGAATACTGTCAACATCGGGGTCGCGTCCACCGCTTGGAACGTCGCCGGCGGCGAGCCTTTGACCGATCTTCAAGAGGCATATGACCGCGCCTTTGCCGGCGCCCATGGCATCCCCCCTGACACCTTGGTCATCGGCTACAATGCCTTCAGGGCCATCTGTCGTAACCCAGAGGTGAGGTCATACGTCGGATCAGCTGCGGCAGGCATCGCCGCGGGCAATCAGATCTTGACCCATGAAGCGGCGCTTCAGGTGCTTCGAGATGTGGTCGGCGTGCCGAATGTCTTCTTCGCTCCGGCCCGATACGAGTCAGCTGTGCCGGGTGCGGCGAGCTCCGAGTCGTTCATCTGGAACAATGAGTCAGCTTGGATCGGTATCCTTCGGGGTTCCGACGCCATCGTCTCAGCGACCGGCGCGGTCAAGCTCATGCCTTTAGCGATGGCCGACTTCCAGTTCGAGCCGACCAAGGCGGGCCAATACGACTCGCTTGATCTCGTCAACCGGTTCATTTGGGCTGAAGAGTCCTGCACCGAGAAAGTTCTCGACACCAACTTCGGCGAGCTGCTGACGAATACTCTGTGATGGATCATGGCGTGCACTTGCGGACATACGATCAGACTATCCGAGACCGGAGATCGGAAGGCGAGCCGAGAGCTCAGTCAGCAGATCCGCAATGCTCGCAACCCTGCCGAGCGTGATCTACTCACATCTCAACGGGCGATCCTCGACAGCGAGATCAAGACCACCCAAGTCTTCCGATCATCGGTCGAGGATGCCCGGCGATCAATCGTGTCCAACCTCAGATCATTTGAGGGGCAGCTGCCTGGCTTGCCCCGAGACGAGATCCGCCGGATCGTCCGCGAGTCGGGCCTCGATCAAGCGATGCTCGC